CCGCTGGCCACACTGCTAGCCGTAGCGAGGAAAAAGAAAAGTCAGAAATGGCTAAAGAGTACAGCTTTAAGCGCGCTATTGACATGGCTATTTCTGGCCGTCGCGATGGTGTTGAGGGTGAGTTTTCTGCCTTGGCTTCGAGCGAGTACCAGCGTAGCGGTGTAAGCGTAAGCGCACACTCTATGAAAATCCCTTCTGAAGTTTTCAAGCGTGACATGTCAGTTACTGGTGGAACTTCTGGCTCTGAGGGTGGTGTAAACGTTCAAACTTCTGTTGGTTCTATCATCGACGTTTTGCTTCCTAAGACTGTTTTGCGCGGTTTGGGCGTACAGCAGTTGTCTGGTTTGGTGGGTAACTTGGACATGCCAACTGCAAGCACTGTGCCTTCTGCTGGATGGAATACTGAAAACGGTTCAGCTACTGAAAAGAGCCCCGCTTTCTCTAAAATCACTTTTAGCCCTAAGCGTTTGGCTGCTTATATTCAAGTGTCTAACCAGTTAATGCTTCAGTCTTCTAACAGCATCGACGCATACGTGCGTAACTGGTTGCTTAATGCTATGGCTCAGTCTTTGGAAACTGCTGCTATTAAGGGCGGTGGTTCTAACGAGCCTACTGGTATTATCGCTAACTCTTCAGTTAACGTAACTTTTGCTGGTGGTGCAACTTCTAACAGCACTAACGCTAACGGAATCGCGCCTGTATGGGCTGACGTTGTTAACTTAATGAAGGCTGTAGAAAATGCTAACGGAGAGGGCGTTGCTTACTTGACTAACCCTAAAGTTAAAGCCGCTTTGCAAACTATTCCCCGCCAGTCTTCTGGTGTTGAAGGTAACTTTATTTGGCCTGCAGGTGGATTTGATTTGAACGGTTACCCTGTAGCTACTTCAACTTTAGTTCCTAGCAACTTGTCTAAAGGTACTTCTAGCACCTTGTCTGCCATGATTTTTGGAGACTTCTCTAAAATGGCTATCGCCTCTTGGGGTGGTATGGAGTTGACAGTAGACCCTTATAGCGGTGCTACTGCTGGCTTGACTAACGTTGTTTTGAACGCTTACTTGGATTGCAACTTGTTGCAGCCTACTGCCTTCGCAGTTTGTAAGGACATCGTAGCCTAATAGCTTGACCGCTTGGGGTCGTAAAAGTTCCAAGTGCTAAGGGCCGTCTTGAGTGCACGGCCCTTGGGCTAAATGAAGATTAAGTTTATTGCAAACCCAACAGGAAAATTTAACCTTAGCTATAACGCTGGAGACGAGGCTATTATGGAAACTAAGCAGGCCATGCTTTTAATAGAGGCTGGAGTGGCTGAGGAAATTATAGCGCTTACCCCTAGCAAGCCTAGCAAAAAAGTAAAACCAGTAAACCCAGAAACTGAGCTAGACGCTGAGTAAAAAATTATGTTAGTCTCAAGACATTATACCGCCTACACAAACGCAGCCACTGACTACTTAAGTTTAGCCGACGCTAAGACTCATTTAAGAGTTACCGCTAGCTCGGACGACTCGTATATTAGTGGGCTTATTGCTATGGCTATTGAGGCTTGCAGTAATTACTTAGGCTACTCAATTAGAAAGGCGACGGCACGCTATGGCTTCGACGGCTTTACAGGCCAGCCAGCGTTAGTCAATCCTCTTAACGGTACCAACATACCAAGCGGCAATTACTTGCGCTTAAACACGCGCTGCTTAGCTGTTGGTGGTGTGTACTATGTTAACGAGTCTAACGCGGTAACTGCTTATGACGCTGACGACTGGATAGCCAGCCCAGAGCCAATGGGTTTATTTAGCCGCAACGTATTTATAGAAACCGCACCGACGCAAGTAACTGACGACAGTATAAAATATATTGTTGAAATTACAGAGGGCTTTAACCCAGTTGGCACGACAAGCGTAGAGCCAGACACTATTTTACCAGCGACTATTAAGCACGCTGCGCTTTTATTGGTGGCTCAATACTACGACAATAGGCAGGCAATTATTACGGGTACTATTTCTAGCGAAATGAGCTACGGGTTTCATTACTTGTTAGACGCTTACAAAATTCAAATATTGGTATAATGAACGCGGGCTTAATGGACGTGCTAGTAAGTTTGCAAAGCTACACGGAAACAATAGACACCAATACAGGCGAGAAGCTGCAAACTTGGACCGAGTACGCGACGGCATGGGCTCAGCGCGTAGAGCAGGAGAGCGGCAGCGAGAATGTAAACGCGGACCGAAGAGAACATAAACAAATAGTGTTTTATACTATTCGGTATAATTCTGCCGTAGGTGTTAAGCATAGAGTAGTAGACGACAGCGGCACGCATAACATTGTTAACATAGCCAATTTACAGCGCAACTTATATTTGAAATTGCAAACCGAATTAACGCAATAATGGCAAAAGAGCAGTTAGAAAATATGGCCGAAGTATTACAGTCTTTGCATGCTATGGGGGTAGAAATTAAAAGCCCCAAGTTGCAGGACGTTATACAAAAAAACAGCGAGCCAATTATAGCGACTGCTAAAAGTTTGGTGCCTTCTGACACTGGGGACTTGCGCGACTCTATTGGGTTTATTAAAAGCAAAGACAGCAGCAACCTAGACAAAGCTTTAATAGGCTTGCGTAAAGAGTACTATAATAGCTATTTGGGGGCCATGTTTGAATATGGAACCGTAGCGCGTATACAGTCGAGCACTGGGCGATATACTGGTAACATTGCACCAGTTCGCTTTATGCAGCGCGCTGTTGACGCTAACGCTACCCAAGTAACAGAGAATATAATTAAAGGCGTAGACGGTATACTACGCGATTTAGCAAAGAAAAATAAACTAATATATAAATAACTATGGCAACCACTGGACCAGTAAACGGTACGCTCATAAGCATCTATAAGGATGTAAGCGGAACCTTAACTAAAATCGCTAACGCGACTTCTCACAGCGTCGACATTTCTAAGGACATGATTGACGTAACTAACAAAGACAGCGCAGGCGCTAAAGAGTTTATAGCTGGAGAGTACGGCTACACTCTTAACGTCGAGGGCATTTTTGAAGGCGACAGCTCAGTAAGTACTAGCGGCTTGTCTTTTAAAGATTTGCTTACAGACCTTTTGGCTGGCACTTCTGTTACCGTTGTTATGACTACTAATGTAACTGGAGACGAGAAATTTACAGGCTCTGCTTTCTTTAGCAGCTTGTCTTTGAGCGCACCCAATAACGACAAAGCAACTTTTACAGGAACCTTGCAAGGTACTGGCGCTTTGACTATTGGCACAGTGTCTTAATAAATTTGTTATATTTGTGCCTATGAGCACAGAAATTTTAATAGGGGGTGCTAGTCATCCCCTTTTATTTAACATGAACAGCCTTCGTAATGTTATGCAGTTGGCTGGTATGGAAACCTTCGCGGACTTAAACCTTCAAAAAGACTTAGCTAAAAGCATGGACTTTGCGCTAAGCTGCGCCTTCTACGGAATACTTGAGGGCTACGAGGCCAAAGGAGAAAAGACACCGTTTGCAACAGTGCAAAAGTTAGGCGCCTCTATTACAAAGTTTACAGAGTTGAGCCCTGCGCTCGACGCCTTTACGCAAGCCGTTACAGACTTTTTTAGTACTGACGAGCCAGAGGGAAAGTAAACGCCAAGGGCGACAGCGCCCCGCTAACTTGGCGCAGTGTTGAGCGTATAAGCTACGGCGAACTTAACCTAAGCGAGCGCGAGTTTTTAAAATGTACCCCTCGCTTTTGGCGCTTAAAACTTGAGGGCATGCGTAAAGCGCAGACTCAAGAGTATAGAAACCAGTGGGAATTAATGCGCTGGGCCGTTGCTACTTCTATGGCCCCGCACCTAAAGAAACCCATAGAGCCAAAACGCTTGTTAACTTTTCCATGGGAAGAGCCAGACTATATTAGTATAGAGGACGCCTTAAGGTTATATTCGCATGTCTTTGACAAATTAACCCCAGACGCCAAGGCATGAGCGCACCTATAAAAATAGTTTACAACATATTAAGCAATAACTCAGCGCTTACGGCCTTAGTTAGTACACGCTTAAACCCCTTGCGCATCCCGCAAGAGTCAGCTTTTCCAGCTATTTCTTATAACCTAGTTAGCATTATAGCAAGCCCTACGAATACTAGTCACAGCCGCACGGACTTTGCGCGGGTGCAGATTAGTAGTTTCGGTACTACGTTTGCTAGTGCTACGGCGGTAGCTGCTGCGGTCCGCAATGCTTTAGAAGCTGTTAGCTTTCCTAGCACCTTTAACGGGGTTTACTGTCAAGCTATTGAGTTCGACAGTGAGGTGCACTTAAGCGACGACGAGGCAGGCTTTGCAGGTGTCTACCATGTAGCGCAGGACTTTATTATTAATTATATTCGTTAATGGCACGCTCTCTAAATATAGTAATTGGCGCAGACATTGAAAAGCTTAGACAGGGCTTTAATGACGCTATAGCAGTAATAAAAAAGTCTGGCGCAGAAATGACGGCCGACGTTGCAAAGAGTGCAAAAAGCATCGAAGAGAAGCTGGCAAGCATTGCAACCAAAAACCCAACGCTAGCAACTGTTAAGCAATTAACCCAGTTGGCCATGGAAACCCGTGCTTTAGGGCCAGAGTTTGCACACATGGCAGACCAGTTAATTCGTGAAGCTGGTAAAATAAAAGACAGCATAGGCGACGCCCGCGCAGAGGTGGGCTACTTTGCTAGCGACACCAGAAGACTAGACAGCGTTATAGGTGGAGTGCAAGCAGTAGCTGGGGCCTATCAGTTAGTAGAAGGCGCTACCGCTTTAATGGGTTTAGAGAGCGAGAACTTACAGAAAACTATGGTAAAATTGCAGGCCGCTATGTCTATTGTAAGCGGGTTGCAAGAGTTGCAGAATTTATTACAACAAGAGAGCGCGCTGGTGCAGGGTATTTTAGCGCTGCGCACTACCGCGTTAGCAGCAGCACAAACCGCTTACGCTGCCGCAGTTGGCACGGCGACTGGAGTACAAAGGGCTTTCAACTTAGTAATGGCTGCCGCGCCTTGGGCTTTAGCGGCTACCGCTTTAGCGTCAATAGCTTACGCCCTTAGTGCTTACGCAGACAAAACTAAAAAGGCGGCTCAAGAGCAGAAGCTATTTAATGAGCTTAACGCTGAAACGCAAAAGAATTTTGAAGAGGAGGTAAAGAGTGTAAGCGGTTTATTGGCAGTTGTTAATAACCATAACGCAAGCATGCGCGAGCGTAAAAATGCGCTTGCAGAAATACAAAAAATTTACCCAGACTTTTTAGCAAACCAAAGCCTAGACAAAGTAAACAGCGCAGAGTTAAAAACTGCTACCAGTAACTTAACCGCCGAAATATTTAAGCAGGCTAAAGCTAAAGCTGCCTTTGCAAAGTTACAAGAGTTGAGCGCCAAAATGCTAGACTATGAAATAGGCAAGCAGCAGGCCCAGCTTAGCACCCAAGCAGAAATAAATAGACTTTATGCTAGTGGCGCTTCTGCTGCACAGGTGCAAGGCTTTATAGACAGCCAAAAGAATATAGGCACAATAGCCGCAGCAAACGCCGCAAAAATTCAAACGCAAATAGACGCTATAGTGCAAATGGCTACAGCGCAAGGTTTAAGCGTAACGCCTACAACTCAAAGCACAAATGCAATAAAAGAGCAAACGGTAGCAGTAGAGCAGCTTAACCAAGCCAAAGCTTTTAACAATAGCGGAATAAGTCCAGCTAGTCTATTTGGCGCAAGCGCCCCAACTATTGAGACTTTCGCTAAAGCTACTGGGCCACTGCCACAATATACAGCCGTAGTAAAAAGAGAGACTAGCGAACAGCTAAGAGTAGTAACAGAATACCAGCAGCGCATGGCTGAGACCATGGTAGGCGTAAACCAAGCTTTTAATAGTTTAACGGCTGAAGGGTTAGAGAGTTTTGGCGAAATGCTTGGCGGCATTATGACTGGGCAAATTACTACTTTCGACGACTTTGGAAAGTCTCTTTTAATGTCAGTCGCTAAATTTATGCGGGCTTTTGGTAGCGCGTTGGTAGCAACTGCTACAGCTTCTAAAGCTTTTAAAGACTTTATTTTAAAGAACCCAGTGGCGGCAGCTGCGGCGGGTGTCGCGCTTATTGCGGGCTCTACTATTATAGTAGGCATGCTTAATAAGGGGCCACAGCCTACGGCCTTCGCCGAGGGTGGTATAGTAAGTGGGCCTACTTTGGGCTTAGTAGGTGAATACCCTAACGCCAGAAATAACCCAGAAGTTATAGCACCTTTAGACAAACTTAAGGGCATGCTAAAAGGAACTGGCGACAGCGCGGGCTATGTAGCTAGCACAACAATAAGCGGGCGCGACTTAGCGCTAGTAATAGAACGGTATAACAAAGACTCACGACGTGGCTAGGATTTATTACGGCTCTTTTTTGAGCATAGAAAATATAGAGTATAGGGTTGAACTTTACGACGGGGCTACTGGCAGCAAAACAGGAGGCACAGAGCTAACGCTTGCTGGTAACGGTTTCTCTATTGAGCGCCAAGGACAAGGCAATACTTATTACGAAAACTATACTAGGCCTTCTAGAATTTCTACTAACTGGCTTATGCCTAACGACACCGTTAGAAATGCTTTTATAGCAATAGCCAACAGCGAGGAGTCTAAGTATGCTATAGTTGTTTATAGAGGCGGAACTTTGTTTTATGTTGGTAGAGTAGTAGCGGACCAAGCAGACTATTTAAGAGAGAGCATAAACGGCGCGCCTGTGTTTGACTTGGTGGCTGTTGACTCTTTAAATTTAATGGAGGGCTTTAATGTTAGCCCCGACTGGTTTACAGACGGCTACGCTACTGGCCTAGAAATTATACGTAAGTGTTTAGAATACTGCGGCCTTGACGACTACTGGACTTATTTAAGCTCTGTCAATTATTTACGTGATGGCGTTACAATGTACGACACTGCGCAGGCAAGCAACAAGGGCCTAGCAAATACGCGCTTTAGTTTGCTTTCTTTTTACAATAGATTCGACCCATTTTCGGACGTTAAATTTATAAATACGACGGACCCTTTCGAGGCTACCACGGACATAGACCTGTTGACGTGCAAGCAAGCCATAGAACAAATACTTTCTATTTACGGCGCTCGCATTATTTTAGAGTCTGGCTCTTTTTGGATTTTACCAGACGACGCTTATAATGCGACTAACTTAAGTACTAGAATTTACAACGCAGCAGGCGCTTACCAAAGCACAGGCAGCACGGCTCACGCTGTGGCGCTTGGTAGCAATGACAGGCCGCAATGGGAAGCTAAGCCCTCGCTAAGTTACCAGCCACCAGTTAGAGCAGTTGACGTAATAGAAGACAGGCAAAACGCTATTTTCGTATTACGCACAGAGCCAGACAATAACAGCATAGAGTTAAGCATAGTAAATAAAACCATAGAAGCGAGCAAGCCTACGCGGGTACGCATGCTTTGTAAATGGTTCGACGACAGCTTTGTAGCTTTGTCGACCTCAAGCGCAAAGCGTTACCAGCGTTACTTATTTAACTACCGCATTTATGTAACCAACGGCTCAACGGGTATAAGACAATACAGCCCAAACTTAAACGCATATTTTACGCCACTAACTACGGCCCTTTATATGCAGCAAGAGTTAACTGTAACCAATACCAGAAACTCTTATAACACCCACGCTTTAGACTTTGTACTACCGCCAATACCAACGGGCTTTACTCAGCTATACGTCGACTATTATATAGAAGCTGAAGAGGGTTTCTTTGTGGCCCCTAATAACTGGGCTTCTAATATGAGCTACCCTATTAACTTCTGGGGAACCATTACAGCAGCGCAGCCTTATAGCACAGCAGAAGACCCAGACTTTTCTAGAACTACCAAGCAAACAGTAAGCGTAACTGGCGCGGCTAGCGGTAACTCGCAGCTTGTTAAAGTGGCGCCTGCGTACTACGACGACGAGGGCCTATACGGCTTTGGCTCTGTATACGTTTATAACGGCACTACATGGGTGGTAACTTCCGACTGGTATAGTGGCTATAGTGGAAGTATACACGGGGACCTAGGCGAAATTATAGGCAAGCGAATAGCAGGCGCTTACAATAAATTTGTAACTGTTATACAAGGAACTTGGCACGACGCTGGCACATTGAGCGCTATTAAGTCTTTAAGTTTTGACTCTACTAAGTGGCTATTTAACGGCGGTACTTTTAACCCACGCTTAGAAAGTTGGAACGGCGAATGGATTGGACTAGCACCAGACTACACGCTTGCAACTGGAGGCGGTACAAGCGACTACAACCCCAGAACAGGCGAGCGCATAATTAAAGACAGGCTTAATTATCATGAGTTCGCAATTACAAAGCTCAACCTAGAAACTAGCGCAGTACAAGACAGGGTTTTAGAATACCTAGTAAACCAAGCAGACGGCGCGCCAACTACGCAGCCAACACTTAACACGCGCTGGGAAGTAATGCTAGAATACAAAGACAGTACCGAGGTATTAGGCTGGCACATACAAGAACACAATGCAAGCGTAACCTACACAGCAGGCACTCACACAATTACAAACGGCTACGAGCTTATTATTTGCAATACTACGGATGGCAACGTTGTAGTAAACCTGCCCAACGCAACCGAGAGCAAGGGCAAGAAATACTATTTCCTAAAAAAAGCAACTGCGCACGTAGTTACAATAAGCGGCGGCTCTTATAATATAAACGGGTCCAGCAGCACGACAATTAATTCACTGTATGGCAGCAAGACAATTATAAGCGACGGTGCCCAGTGGTATATTATTAGCAGCGTTTAATTTGTTAACGAGTTGGCGGTGGGGCTTTTGTAAATTGCATCCATTATGGCAGAAGCATCAATCGACATCGTAGCAGGTTACGACGGATTTGTAAGACACGGAGCGGCAACAGTTACAGGCGTAAGTTATGACGCTTTGGTACCGCAAGAAGATACAGTGTTTACCTCGTTTACAGTTACGCAAGAGAATGGCACAGCAACCAACGTGCTAACTGCACGTGGAATGTCGGGCATTACTTTTAAGCAGGGCGTTTATTTGCCCGCCGGCAAGGGTAACAAAATTACAGGTTTCGTTACTTCTTCAGGTTCAGTAATCGGTTATTAATATGCCCCGTATCGGTATTGGTTTAGGGCTTGGCCTATTTGGTGGTAGTTCGTTAGATGCCGATTATCAGGCAGTTTTAACCTATGCGGTTTCACAAGGTTACACCTTGCCAAGTTCAGGACAACAACAAAAGCAAAGCCGATTGGTTAGCGATTTGAAAGCGGGTGGTATTTGGGCAAAACTTGACACATTTGGGATATTTGCAACTGACGGCAGTAGTGATTTTGCATTGATTGATTGGAAGAGATTGTCTTTGTTTACAAATGTTAATTCTTGCACATTTACGACCAATCAAGGATTCACGGGTAACGGCACATCTTCAACAATAAATGCAAATTTCAACGCCTCAACAAGTGGTGTTCAATATACCCAAAATAATGCTTCATTTGGCGTTTATAGACGGGCAGGAGTTGGAATTAGGGGTGTGGAATCTGTGGGATTAAGTAACTCGGGGATGATTTATGATACAAGTGGTGCATTTCAAGGCGTAAACTCTACAAATGCAAGTACATATTCAGGCACAAGATTCGCTTTAACTGATTATGGTATTTTGGCTTTGCATCGTTTTTCATCAACAGAATTTAGATTGTCAAAAAATGCAACTTTGTTGGCAACGGGAACACAAACATCAACGGGAAGACCAACAAATTTTAGAATATTTAAAGACGCATTTG